ACGAATGGCCGGGGATAAAAACACTTATCGTCCGCAAAACGCTGAAAGACCTTAGACGAAACTACGTTAGACCGTTGCAAGTGGCGTTTAGATGTTTCCCGGAAGAAATGCGCCCTGTGTTCCGTGAAATGGAAATGGCGTTTTTGTACCCTAACGGCTCAATGATAGAAATGGGGTATTGCGACACCGACCAAGACGCAGACAACTACCGAGGATCTGAATGGGACGTGCTGTTCATAGACGAAGGGACGGAACTTTCGGAATACCAATACGGCGTTTTAGTATCGTGCGTAAGGGGGGTAAACAACTTCCCGAAACGGACGTATGTAACATGCAACCCCGGAGGCGTAGGGCACGACAACATAAAACGGTTGTTTATCACAAGAAACGACTATCATCGGTCGGAAGACCCGAAAGATTACACGTTCATTCAAGCGCATGTATGGGATAACGTGCCGCTGATGATGGCAGACCCCGGGTTCGTAAAAGCGTGGAAAGAATATCGGAAGAAAAACAAAATCAAAACGATAACGCCCAACCCCGAAGAACTCAAAAATCTTATGATGTTTTCGGAGTATGTCAAGGCGCTGGACAACTTGCCGGACGAAGTACGAAAAGCGTATCTGGCGGGTGATTGGGATATATTCAGCGGCAAGTTTTTTACCGAATGGAATCCTGAAGTACACATAACGACCGAAGAAACGATAGTCGAACGGCTCCGCAAAGACAAATATGAGAATAAAGAACTACCCCGGCACTGGCGGCGGTCGGCTTCCATAGACTTCGGGCTTGACAGATTCGCGGCCTTGTGGTTTGCGATAGACGAACGCGGACAATCGTACTGTTACCGAAGTTACGAAGAATCCAACCTAATAGCCAGTTCAGCAGCTGCGATGTACAAAGAACTGTCACGATACCCGGACGGCACAACTGAAAATATCGAACGAGTAATTGCCCCGCCTGATTTGTGGAACCGCAGAAACGATACGGGCAAATCGGTAGCTGAAATCTTTTACGAAGCGGGCATACCCTTGACCGAAGCTGGCCGGGAACGTGCGGCGGGCTGGGTGCAAGTCAAAGAATATTTGAAGTACGAACGGGAGAAAAACGAAACTGGGAAGTACAGAGTAACAAAACCGCCAAGGCTGCTGTTCCTCGACACATGCGTATGGATTATAAAGTTTATCCCGGCGTGTCAGTACAACGTTAAAAAACCAAACGATGTAATGACGGAACCGCATTATGTAACGCATAGCCCGGACGCTCTTAGAGCATGGTGCAGCGTGTACCACTCTGAAACGATAATACCCCCAGCTCCGAAAGTCTACAATTTTGAATGCGAAAAACCCAAAACCGAAGGATGGGGCGGGGAAGTCACAGAGGAATATCTGACAGGAGGTTATGGAAGTTGAACGTTTTATGCGTAATATTTAGTATATTGTTTGGGCCCGCTGTAATAGCGGGTTTTGTTTATGGAATGTACCAGGGCAAGCAGCTGCGCGAAGTTCGGACGACTGAACGCATAATCGAAAGTGGCAAGGTAACGGAGGCAAAAACGGCAGAAACAACGCCGCCGCCGAAACCTATAGAACTATCTGAAGAAGAAAAGCAATTGGCTAAAGGGCTAGAGGCTTTGAACAAATATGAGGCGAAATATCCGGGAGATAGATAATGAAAAAAACCGAAGCCTGGACGCAGTACGAGTATGGCGTTGACTATAAAAACTCAATAAAGTTGTTCCAGACTGTACGGGAAAACTGGAACTTCTATATAGGAAAGCAGTGGGAAGGCTGCGAAGCGCCGGGTCTTCCTATGCCTGTAATGAACATTATAAAGCCAGCGGTAAGGTTTAAAACCGTTCAGGTGAAAGACCGCAGATTAACGCTTAAATATATGACAGACGGCGAAGCGCCGGATGTGACAGCGTTTCTTAACCTGATGAGCGACTACGGCAGGAAAACGTGGAACCGGCTCTGCATGGAAGACAAGAACCTCGAAGGCTTGACTGACGCTGCGAACTCGGGCGACTACATACTCTATCATTGGTGGAACACGCGGATTGAGACCGGACAGCCGTTTAAGGGCGACATGGACAACATGCTCATTGACAACGTGAACTACTATCCCGGCAACCCGAACGACCACCGGGTACAGACCCAACCGTACATCATTCTGTTAATGCGGATGATGGTAGAAGACGTTAAAAGAGAAGCCGAGGCGAACAAATCGAAAGATGTTGACGCAATTGTTGCGGACGAAGAAACCGACAATTTAGCCGGGGATTACAGCACGATAGAACTTGACGGGTCAAAGAAATGCAACGTTCTTTTGAAAATGTGGAAAGAAGACGGGGAAGACGGCAGGCCGGAAGTATGGTTTGCGAAATACACCCGTTCCGCAGAAGTCCAGCCACCTAAAAAAGCCAAAATGAGACGATACCCTATATCCAAGATGCGCTGGGACACAAGGAAAGACTGCGCGTTCGGGGACGCGGAAGCTACGTACATGAAAGCAAATCAAGTGTACATCAACAAGCAGATGGCGTTCGCGCAATTTTACCTTTTGCAAACGGCGTACCCGAAAGTTATATACTCACAGTCAATGATACCCGACGGATGGAGCAACAAAGTCGTCGGCGCGATAGGCATACAAGGCAACGACGTAACAACCGTAGCAAAGTATATGCAGCCCCCGCAGATGCCCCCTGACGTGTGGGTATCGATAGACAAAGTCAAGGCCATGACCATGGAACTCATGGGCGTAAACGACGCAGCATTAGGCAACATATCCAACCCGGACAACAAATCTGCGTTTATTGCCGTCAGAGACGCGGCAATAGTTCCGCTCCAAGCACAGCAGGAACGGTTTTTCCAGATGATGCGCGAAACAGGATTGATATGGCTTGACATGTTCCTCTCGCATTATCCCGAAGACAGGATGATTGTGGTGGAAGACGAAGAGGGGCCGGTTCAGATACCGTTTGATAAAAAACCGTATGAAGACCTCGTATATGACTGCGACGTTGAAGTCGGCGAAAGCCAGATGTGGAGCGAACTTAACGTTGTAATGACGCTTGACAACCTTTTAGCGCAGGGCAAGATAACGTTTTCGCAATATATTGAGAGAATGCCGACGGGGTATATACCCGAAGCAGATTCTCTTGAAAAAGAAGTTAGAGCAATGGAGGAAGCACAGCAGCAAATGATGGAGGCGCAGCAAGCCGCGCAAATGGGCGGTATGCAATGAGGTTTATGTTTGGATTACCCACGGTCACGGGATGGTACGACATACTTGTAACGAACTCTATTTTAAACCAACACGCTTATATCATCGAGGGACACCATCAGCTTATAAACAGGCTGATACATCATACGCTGATAGGCAACGCGAGGAACCAGATAGCGCATTCTGCGGTAGAAAACAAATGCGATTATCTGTTCTTTATTGACTCTGACGTGGTAATACCGCCGGACGCTTTGAAACGGCTCGTAGCGCATAACAAAGACATTGTATCCGGAATGTATTTTCACAAACAAGCTCCGTTTTATCCCGTAGCGTACATGCGAGAAGTTGACGCTATGCGAAATGAGACCGGGCTATACAACGGTATTGCGGAATACCCCAAAGATACGCTGATAGAAGTTGACGCTATCGGGATGGGGTGCTGTCTGATAAAAACGGACGTGTTCAAGAACTTTATAGCGGACACCAAGCACACGATGGACAACGGCGAAGAAAAGACGTATACGGAATGCTACGCTTTTGAACCGCTGCCGCCGCCTGTCGGGATGATAGCAATGGGCGAAGACATGGCGTTTTGCAAACGGTGTCAGGACAAAGGATATAAAATATACCTTGATACCGGATTGCAATGCAAGCACCAGACAGTACGGTACATAGACGAAGAATATTACGAAAAATCAATGCAGCGCATAAAAGCCGCCAAATAGGGCGGTTTTTAAATATAAAGATATACCGCTCTACATGCGGTTGAAAGGGTTTGACAATGGCAGACGAAGTTGTTTCCACTCCAGGAGCAGCGGAGGTAACACAGGCAGCAGAAGCCAATTCACAGGCTGAAGTTGCGGAAGTCGCGGCTACACCCGTAGACAAAACGATAAAGTATAAATACAACCACTCCGAAGAAGTGCTCGACTTATCCAAAAGCGAGGACATGGAGAAGGCTGCTGAATACTTAAGAGAAGGACGGTATTTTCTTGAAAAAGGCAAGGAAAAACTGTCAAGTTATGAATCGGACGAGGGGTATAAATGGCTGCAAAACGTTGCTAAACAGTACGGCGTTAAAACCGCTGACCTCGCGCAAAAATGGGGACCGGAACTCGAAGAAAGAATCGTTAACGCTTATGCAGACGCAAACGACATCACGCCGGAAAAGGCAAAGCAAGTGCTGACGGACAATGTCAAAAACAGCGAACGCGATAAGCAGCTCGATGAACTTTTAGAGTGGAAAAGGCGGCAGGACGCAACCAGTGAGGACATAGACAAGGCAATAAAAGCCGGTATCGACATATCCAATATACCTGAAGAAGTACTGACATACGCCAAAAAACACAACGTATCGTTGGTAGTGGCGCATGATGTTTACACCGGGAAGACAAAAGACGCCAAAATAGCCGAACTTGAAAAACAACTCGGCATTAAAAAAGCCAACGACGCAAACGCCGATTCAAGCATGGGCGCTGTAACGGGCGCAGGAACGACAGCCGAATACTCGGAGGAAATGATAAAAGGCATGACCTCTGAACAACGTCAGGCAAACATGCCGGGCATTCTTAAATGGATGCACCGGAAAAAATAAAGATTTTAAAGGATGTGAAAATATATGCCAGCAAATTGGATACCGGAAGTATATTCCGACCTGTTATTGATGGAGAGAGACCGCGAGGCGGTTTTTATTCCTCTTTGCAACAGGGACTACGCGGAAAAAGGAACCGCAAAAGACATACAGGCGATGGGCGACAGAATACACTTTACCGCGCTGCCTGACCCGACGATAAGAGAATACACCAAGGGGCAGACGCTGACCGCCGAGAGCATGAAGGACGCGACGGTCGAAATGGAAATCGACAAGGCGTATTACTTCGATGTGGAGTTCGAAGACGTAGATCAGCGGCAGGGAATGAAAGACATTTCGCCTGACGTAGCGAAGAAAGCCCGCAAAGGGTTTGTGAAGACTGCCGACCAGTACATCGGCGGGCTGTACGGAC